CGGGCGTTCACGTATGTGGTGATTAACTGCCCTTTCTGTACACGAGACTCCGGGGTATCGGTGACACGGGGCATCATGAAGCCGTCCATGAAGGTACGCTCCGCCTCGGTCATCTGCTTACCCGAGAGATCCTGCTGCATCGCCATAAGAGCCATGCCGGCTGAGCTGTTTGCCATCTCGGCGTCTGTTCCGGTCAAGAGCCCGCCGATGAATCGGGCGCCGCGTTCAAACAGGCCTTCGCCCCGCATCCGCTCCATGACAGAGGCAAGGCTCCCGATATCCACCCAGTCCTCAGGGCGTACTTCCGCCAGTCGTGACGCGGCCACGTCCATGATTCCGGGCTCGTCGCCTTGGAGCATCTGGATCGGGGTTGCCGTGCCGTCCGCCTGTCGGCGCATCATGAACTTACCGCCTCGGTCGAAACCGAAGGACCGAGCCTCGTCCGCCCCGAGATCTTGGATGAACGTATCCGGGGCGGGAGGTGGCGCGGAGCCGATAAGTTCACGGCTGACGATACTGCCGGTCGTTGGATCGGAGCCCACCCGGTAGGACTCCACGAGTCCCGTCTCCGGGTTGAAGTTCTCCGCGGTGGTGAAGTTCAGGTTTGGCTGCTGCCGGGTCTGTCCCGCGGCCATTGTCTTCAGGACCTCGGACACGGTACGGGCGGCGTCGATGTTACCTTGCCCGAGGAGCTCGAGGAAGATGTTCTGCATCGACGGGACGTCCATCCCCGCGCCCTGAACAAGCTGCTGTAGCTGCGCCCTGTTCGCCTCTACCTGCTGTCGCTGACGTCCGGCCATAGACGCAGCGGCGATAGCCTCAAGCGGGTCCGACGTATCCGCCATGATGGCCGCGGCGCCGGCGTCCATGAGGGACTGCTGGGCACCGGGCCCGGTGCCCCCGAAGATCGGGAGCACGTTCTCTTTGATTGCGTCGAAGAGTCCGGGCATGGGTCAGCCTCTACCATACAAGGGGGTCACGGTAGGCATGTTGATCGGCCCTCCGCCGACACCTATGGGCCGTGGGGTCGCCAGCGGCGTGCCTGTGACTCCCACACCTGGGCGAGCCAACATGCTCTGGGCGGCGGTGAGACCCGCCGGTCCACCGGCGAACATGCCTGCGGCCATCAACCCGGCACCGGCGATGTCGCCGAGCAGGTTCCCATGCTGGATCCGGGTCGTCGTCGAACCCGTCGGGCCGAGGGACCCGCCGAGGAGCCCCTGCTGCATCTGTCCACGGAGGAACGGCTCCTGCATCTGCCGCTCCCGTAGAGCACGCAGGTACTCTGAATGTTGGAGCCCCTGTTGCAAGGCGGTGTTGAACTGCCCTGAGAGGAGTCCACCCACCTGTTGCATCTGGGCACGGTCCAGACCCCCGAGGCGTTCCGCTTCGAGGACGCCGTGCCGGCTACCCCCAAACGCGCCCGCCGCGGTGGCCTGTTGGTTCGCCCCGACGGTGGCCTGTGAACGGAGACGGTCGAAGTGTTGCCCGAGCCCCCCGATCACTTGGTTCACGTAGGGGTTCATGAACGGCGAGATCTGATCGGCGATCGACCGAGGATCCGCACCAGCCACGACTGGTCCTGTCAGACCTCCGGCGGCGGCGATACCGGCACGCCGCATCGCGTCGATATGCCGCTGCGACGCGGGATCGACGGTGGTAGTCTGAGTCTGCTTCTTGTCCTTTCCCATCATAGCCTCCGGGCCATACTGACCGTCGTGAGTTCCCAGCCGTCAGCGGCCAGCACTTTCGTCCATCCGCGTCGCCCCGTGAATGTAGCGACGTCACAACCCATCTCTTTGCCCCAGACCAACAGCTTGTCGATCAAGGCCCGGACATCGTCAAGGCTACCCGTGCCCAACCAGAAATGTAACTCCGTATGGTTGGGCGCGTCATTGACCTCTGTGACAATACAGGCATCGCCGTCGACCCACATCTGGGCCTCTCCTCGTTCGATCGCCGCGAACACGTGTACGAGGCTATGCGAACCCCCGCCGTGTTCCAACGCGGCGGCGAGGCCTTCCAAGTGGGGCACACTGGCAGGTGGGTACATCATTACCACGTGGCGATGGCTACGCGTAGCCATGTGTCCACCCCCGTACAGGCGTAGTAGTAGCTTCCGTCCGAAGCCCACTGTCCCGCGAACCCGGTGGCCGAAGCCGACCCGGGGGCGCTCACTCTGTCTCCCAGTGAAGTGATCGTACCTGAAGTGTCCTCCAACATGTCCGCACCGGAGGTGTCGAACAGGTTGCCGAGGACCTTGATGTCCATGCCCGTCGATGCGGTAGTCCGGACCCCGATGTACGACCGCCGGCTCGCCGTGAGAGCGAACGAGGCGTTCGTGTAGTTCGGATCCGTCTCGAAACGGTTCCCATGGATGAGGACATTGTTGTTGTTCCCGTTCGCCATGATCGCGTTCGCGTTGCCGGTGCCCGTCGACTCCCAGACATCCACGAACGTGTTGTTCGCGATCACCAAGCTCTCGTTGTTCGCCGACAGAAGGATCCCTTGGCGACTCGGACGGACGAAGACGTTCCCCTCGATCACGCAGCTTTCCGTCGCGCCGACGTCGAGACAACGGCTAGTGTTGCTCGCCGCGGAACCACTGTTGTCCCCGCCGCACTCCCAGAAGACGTTCCCGGACACGATGCATCCGGACGCGGCCTCGGTCAACGTACCGGCGCCCGCCAACTGCATCCCCTGAACGTGGACCGACTCCCTGTTGGAGTCGACGACGTTCCCGGTGACGACACAGGCGTGCGGCGCGTAGGTCGGGCTCACCCCGTTCGTCGCAGGGCCGATGTTGATGCCCCAATAGCAGCCGCGGACCGTGTTGTTGGAGAAGACGATACGTTCACCGGCGTGGGTGTCCAGTCCGGTTTTCCCGGTGATGTTCTGGAGCACGTTCCCATCCACGGTCACATCACTGCTACGCGGGTGGGTCGAGAGACTCGCGACACCCTGCCGGGTCAACGAGATCCCGTAGCTTTCGCCAGTGTTGGGGATGTTCTCCACACGGTTCCCGGAGATCACCCCGCGTCGCACGGACTGTCCGAAGATGCCCCCGTACAGGACGTCCTCGACATGGTTCCCGGTGATGAAGAAGTCCTCCACGAACTCCATGAAGATACCGAACCGGCCCCAGTTGATGATCTCGCAGTTCTCCACCCGCAGGTGGTTGATGTACGCGGAGGAGCTTCCCCCGAGCGCGTAGATCGCCCTCTCGTTCGACTGTGATGTCGCGAACTGAGGCCCCTGCAACTTGATGTCCCGAACGGTGACGTCGCTGACGGACACCGAGAACCCGGCCTTGTTGCTGCCGTCCTGTCGCACGACAGAAGCCACACCGTCGCCGGTGATGGTCATGCTCGTCGCGACCGACAGGGTGTCCGTGATCTTGTACGTGCCCCGGGGGAAGTACACGACCGCACCGGAAGGGACACGGTCGAACGCGGCCTGAATGGCGAGGGTGTCGTCTGTGCTACCGTCACCTTTCGCGCCGCCGTCGAAGTCCGGGTGTTTGACGTTGAAGACACGGTTGCCTTTGTCTACGAAACGACCAGTGTCCGTACGGATAATCCCGAGATCAGTATCTGCCATCGTCTTCCCTAGATTTCGTGTACGGAACAGAGCCATTCTGTCCCGTTGTATATACAGCGCATGAAGTCTCCGGAGCCCGGAGTCCAGTCGACGCCCGCGTTCCCTTTCAACCCGCTCGCGGTGAAGTCCACTGTAGTATTGGCATCGCCGATCTCGACCACAATTTCCTGCCCCACAACACCATCATCGAAGTCCGTGATCGTGGTGGCGACAGTGTTCGCGGTGACGAGGTAGGCGTACCCGTCCACTGTGGGGGTCGCATCTTGGTCGGTGATGGTGATCCGCGGGAGGATGACCGGCACCTCCAACAGTTCGATCTCGCCGAAGGCCCGTTCCACGGAGGACCGGAATGTAGGCTCGTCACCCTCTCCATTGAAAGCGATGTACCTCACCTCTCACCTCCGGGCTCGACGTCCAACCGCACGGTGCCGAGGCGCCAGTCGAAGTTGCCACCCGACGCCGGATCGACGAGCAGGCGGCACTGCCGCCCGGTGAACCGGACAGGGGTCGGATTCGCCGCGGTGTACGGGCCGTAGGTGCTCTCCGTCGCCGTCGGGGCGAAGGAGACCTTGAACGTCAGGTCGAGATCGCCGAGCGTCGCCTCATCGGGCAGGAGTTTCTGCGCGTGCAGAACGCGGTCGCCCTGTCCGAGCTCGATCGGCCCGGTCTCCGCGTATGCGGCGATCGCCGTCCCCGCGTAGTCGGTGTAGGATTCGCCGGTCTCGTGTTGGTAGACAGCCCCGTTCGGGTCGACAGCGATCGGGTATCCGAACACGCCCGCGTCCTCTCCTCCGGTCCGGGGCATCTGCCCGATATACCAGAACCTACCCTCGTAGTTGTACACCACGAAGCGGTCACATTCCGTTGAATTCCCTGAAGGGTAGTACCAGTGGACTTCGCTGTACGCACTCCGGTGCTCCGCCCAGACCTTCGAAATCTGGGTGGCGTTGATGTCGGAGAACACGTAGTCCGTCAAAGGCGACGGCAGAGGGGTGGAAGTCCCATCGTACGCGTAGAAGCCGGCGGACCCCATCCAGAACGCACCGCCAGCCGCGAGGACCATAGCCCTCCGGGACGCCGCGCCGTAAGGACCCACAGGTACCGCGGAGTAAATGAACGCCCCGCCGACATACCGCAGGGCGAACAGGTCCGTCTCGGTCCATATCAACGTCTCCCGTGCTGCACGCATGCCGGCGAGGATCGTCCCGTTACCCGGGAGAAAGAGATCACCCGCTTGGTTCGTGCTGGCCGCGGTCCACGTTGTGTGGCTGTCCTGATCGGCCCACTGGATCTTCCGTCCGTCGCCTCCGGCGCCCAATGCTACGAGGAACCTTTCGGGCGTCACGACGACCCCGAGGTTGTTCGACGGAGCACCTGAGACCCCAGCAGCAGCGACCGTTGGGTTGCTAGTGTCCCAGTAGTAGAGGGTTCCGTCCGCGTACGACGTAAACACGAGGTCTTCGCCGTAGTTATCCATCTGGTACGTCTGCGCTTCTACCACCGCTTCCTGCGCGGCGTCTCCGACCCCGTACAGGCCCGACCCGTAAGGATAGCCCGGGGTACCGTCGTACGCACCCGCGGTCGTTGTCGCGTCCGCTGCGCCACCGACAGAGGTCAGGACAGTGTACACGCGCCCCGCGGAGAGGGCGTAGACGTTGTCCGGAGTCCCGAGCGCCAGGAATGGGACCCCATTGTTGTTTCTCCACGAGTGCGTACCTCGTACGACTTCGTCCACATGCAGGGGTCCTCCACCGATCCAGATCTGGTCGGCGAGGGCGGTCGTGGTCCCTGCGGTGGAGACTCTCGCCCGGACGTAATAGAACGGGCCTTGGGAATTGACCGTCGTGGTCGCCCAGTCCGTCGGGAGAGTCCACGACACGGACAATTGCGTACCCGTCGTGTCGAACCCGTATGTCGCGCTCAAGTTATCGACGACACCGGACAGCGCCGACCACGCGCTCCCGTCCCAATATTCCCACGTGATCGCACCGTCGGTGGCCGCGGTGCTCAGTGAGATGAGGACTTCGGAGAATCGGAAGTCGTATCCGAAATAAAAGGCGTCGTTCAACGCAGGGGTCGCGGTGAGTATGACAACATCCCCTGTTCCCGCGTCGTTCGCGTCCGTCGTGTCGTCCACATACCCAACGTCCTGATCGTGCAAGATCGCGGCGGACACAGGCTCGTCGTAGGACCATTCCATCAAATCCCACCCACCAAATGGGCGCATCACCCCGTCGTCCCAACGGACGAGGTTCGTCTCGTACCAACGCCCGCGGGCGTCGTACACGGTGCCCGGGCGGACTACGCCGGGCTCAGGAGTGATGTTGATGTAAGGCATTACGCGCCGCACTTACCTCGGGGCAACGAACGCTTCTTGCCCGCACGGAAGTCCTTAAGGATCTGATACGGCGACCTCGTCTCGACCCGCACCGGCGGGGACACTTCCTTGCGCCGGGTTAGCGACGCCCACAGTCTCTTAATCATTATGCGGTGGTGTAGAGGTAACCGTTGATGTTGCCGAATACGCGGGTGTCGTTTCCGCCTACAGCACTGACCCGAACCTTGAGGATCGCCGGGCCGGGGATAACGAGGGGTGCGTCATCGAAGTGCATGTCCACAACGGAAGTACCCTGTGCCGTCGCGGTGCGGCGATCCATGAGACGGAAAGCATCTACATCAACCGTCGGATCGAAGTTGACGTCGAACTCAAACTCTGCGTACCCGCTCGCTTGGGAGCGGTTCACACCTACGACCGCGGAAGTGATTAAGAGAGTTTGTGGAGCACCAATGCCGTAGATGAGCATATGGGTCGTGCCTTCGCCGGCATTGATACGGGCGGTGACCGTCGCGTCGGTGTCCGCCGTCGCGTCGATGACCCCCGCGTTGGCATAGCCACTTTCTACACGCATCCGGTGGATGATAACGTAGGAGTTGACGGTGCCGACACCTGTGACACCGTTCAACGTGATCGTCTCACTGACCTCTGACCCGGACCAAGACGTCAACCCCCAGATCGTTAACTGCATCGTGTCCGCGGCATCAGTGGACGCGATGGTATGCGTCCGCGCTTGGGTAGGTGGCACCCATAACCCGCCGGCGTTCCAGACATCCTCGGGGACCGTGGCGGTGTCGATGTCGGCGTTCGCACCGAACTTACGGAGGAGTGATACGTTGCTGTATTCTCCCAGTGCGATACTTTCCGGCTCTGTTTTCCAACCGTCAGGGTCGGTACCCGCACTCGAAACAACCGTTGTACGGATAGGTTGGCTATCCTCCGAAATTCTTACGAACGTCATCTACTGATCCTGATCTGCCATGTGGCGACCTTTGGGGTCGTACTCCACGTGAATGTGAGGTGGACGAGCTTGGTACCGTGGGTCTCGCGCCGCCGGTCCCTCGACGATGACGTCGAAGTCCGGGCCGAGCCTACGCTGTAGTTCGTCCGCGAACCGGTGCTGGTTCTGTGCGCTGTCGAGGTACCAGACCCGGAGGTCCATCGCCCGGCCATGGGCGTGCAACGATGAGCCGCCCGGAGAGTTCTTCCGGCGGCCACTCGTGATGACGAGATCGACCCCGGTCATCTCCTGATGGAGCATACGTGCTTCCATACGGGCCATCCACATCGACGCGTGCATGTCACGCCATGTGGCGTCTGCGAACTGGGTCACTGGACTCGCTCCTCCGATTTCAATGAAGACAGGACGTTGGGGACCGTCTTTTCGAATGAGCGGCCAATCACGTACCCACCAAGTCCTAGCTTCAGCAAGGGCCACATGTCCTCCGGGACTGGCCCGGTGACCCCGAACTGGGCGAGGACGATGATGACAACGAACGTGAGCATCGTGATCGGACGCCACATGGATGTCAACGGATGCGTGCTCTTAGCTTCCGCCACGATGATGTTCGACTGCATCTCGGCCATCTTCGACTGCGCTTGGATGACCTCCGAGACTACGGCTGTCTGAATCGTCAGCAGGCCGGTCTTCAGGGTGAGCTTTTCTTCGTCCGAGGTGTGCAGATCGTCGACGAGGCCGAAGGCCCCACCTAGCAACTCACCGACTTTTCCGAGAATGTCCATGGACTCACTTGAACGGGTTCAACTTCTCGAAGGGCACGATGCCCGCGCCGACCAATGCGACGGCGAAACCAACGTAAACCTCTTCGAGTACGAACACAGCCGCCAACCCTGCCGCGGCGACTGCGAGTCCTGCGTAGAAACGGATCACCTCCTTCCTGACCCGGGATGCTGCCTCCGGGTGTAGTTCTTGACCGTCACTCTTCCTCATGTGTTTCCTCCAACTGACTCACACGTTCCTCAACTCGCCCCATACGTGAAAGCCAGTTGTCCAACGCCCGCACGATCTTCACCGTCGCGGTGATCGACGCTACAAAGAGTCCAACCACCACCCCGAGAGGCATGAGGACGGTATCGGGACTGAGAACCGAATCCTGCATGAGCATAGCCAGTGCTCCTCCGAAGGACGCGAAACCGCTGCTGACCGCCACGGCTGACAGAACTTTCAGTTCTGGGATCGGGGACAACATCATTCTGTACATCCATCCTCATGCGGGGCCTGTACCCACGCGGTTGTGAAGCCGTTCCGGATGTGGCGGACGTACCAATAGCAGGGGTCCCCCAGTCCGGTCTCATAGCTCGTAATGCCCGGGGATACGGTGGCAGTGACGCTGGCCGGGTCGACGATGTCACTGGTCGAAAAACCAACCTGTGTGGATGCGCTGCTGTCTCCGTTCGTCCACTGTACGCCCACGGAGGACCCACCGTAGTAGTACGCAGACGGGCTCGACGGCGGCGCAGTCGGAGGGGTTGTGTCCTCCTCCGCGCCCGCCGCGGCGCCGAAACCGAAGAAGACCGGAATCATGACGCGTTGGAGATCGCGAGAGCACCGTACCACGTGGTGCCCCCGTCCCGTGTGAAGAACGTCAGGATGTCAGTTCCACTACCGGTCAGAGAGGGCGCACTACCTCCGGCCCACTGTACCTCCGCGGGCCAAGTGACGCTGGTGCCGCCGTTCGTCAGTTCGATCGTCAGGAAGACCGCTTTCCCGGTCGACGGCGCATCGGTGAAGCTGAACGTGGTCGCCGCAGTGATCGTGAACGAGTGGCTGTTCGCCGTGTCTAAAGAGACGTTTGTCACGCCGGAAACAGACCCACCCACGTTGTGGTCCCATGTCTGGGTGTGTCCAGTGATCTCACCTGTCATCGTTCCGCCCGCCCGGGCGAGAGCGGCGTTGGCCACGTCGGAGATGGCCTTGACAACGGCGTCAATGCCGGTCGAGTCATCCCCAATGATCGCGTTCAACGCCGTACCCCACGCACCCGCGGAACCCCCAACAGCCGGAAGGTTCCATGAATAATTGGTGGTTGGATCCTTTGTCGCCATCTAGCCTCCGATGGGGCGGAATTGTCGGCCCCCGATGTTGCCCCCGAACTGACCATCGACAGCCGCGAGGTGGTGACCTTCCAGAAGTCTTTCGAGTTTGGCCTCCGCCCGGTCCGCCCGGGCCTCGTCGCGCAGGTAGTCCCACGCCTCGACGAGCGTCCCTTGGAGGTAGATGTCCGGACGCGAGGTAAGAAGCCAGTTCGTCGTATTCGCCGCGGACAGGTTTGTGACCCCCTGCCAGTACGTCATCTTCGTTGAGTACGTCGAGTCAGGTTCGGGTGCGAAGCGGGCACTGCCGTTAACGATCGCGGCGAACTGCGGCACGCCGCTGTCGCCGTACGTCGCCTTGAGCGAACCGATCTGGTCCGCGCCCACGACGGTGATCGGCCCGTAGTACGTGCCACCGTCATGGTACCATGCTTCGACTGAGTACAGATCTGAAGGCAAAGCCGTGCCGTCCGCGGAGATGGAAACCGTACCTCGGTCGACCAGCTTCCGCAGGCGAGACTCGTCCTTCGCCCGGGCTTCAAACTGTTCGATGAAGTTCGGTATGACGGAGGTGAGATCCGTCCGGTTGAGGACGTCTGCCACATGCGTCTGTAACGAACTGTAATCAGTGACCAGCGCCATCCTCTAACTCCTTCCGTGCCTCGGCTGTCGCCTCCGCATGGTAAAGCTTGTACTCGAAGTTCCCGATATGTCCACATTCTTTGGACAGATCATGGTCGCAGAAGATCCGCTGATTCAGGTGATCCTGTACGATCTTGAGGCAGAAATAGGCGTCCTCGCCGATCTCGGCTCCATGCTCCGTCTTGTCGAACCAGAACCACGGATTATAATTAGGATCCGGGAGGTTCACCAGTGCGGTTGCGTCCATCATGAACACACCGAAACCGAGGACATCGACCTCTTCGAGCCCTGTCGAAGCATCGGTCGTCGCCAGATGTTCCCCATCCGTCGGATCGTCCCCTTCACGAGGTACCCGCTTGATCGCGACGTACTCCGGGGGCATCCGCCTCTTGGAGTAGTTGATCCCGACAAAGGGCACCTGCCGCTGGAGCAGGCGGATGGCCGTGTCCTTGGGGAACCGCATGTCCGAGTCCAGCCACAAGATGTGGGTGGCGCCGGCGGCGAGGGCGTCTTGGAGGATTTCAGTCCGGGACTTGTGGATATAAGTTCCGATGTTCATATGGAGACCGATCGCGCAGGAATCCGGCATCACGCTGGCGGTGAAGGCCATCATCTGTGCGAGGTCGTACGCGAACAGGGCCTCGACACGAGGGTGCGTCGGGACGCAGATCGCGATGTTGATCGGGGAACCGGGCTGTCTCATTTCGACATCCGCCCCGGACGAGTCCGGAATAGGAGGTTGTCCCGGTCGTCGAGCCACTTCCGCAGACGGGTTTCGTCGTTGGCGATACCTGAAGGGACGAGGTGGTTGTACCAGACCTCGACTGGGATCTCAGCCACTTGTGCCCACTCATTCCACCCAGCGTTTTCATCGACCAACGCCATACGAGCCTTGTTTCGCTCGATGATGTCGGTCACATCTTGTTTCGACTCGAGAACGTAACCCTCCGCGCCTCGGTCGATGTGCATCGTTGTAGTCTTCTTCCGAATCGGATCCGACTGTAGTCTAATGCTAGGCATACTGTCCCTCGTGTGTGGAGTGAGACCGGGGGCAACCGCACGGGCCCCACACAAACCCTGCCCCCGGCTCACATATCATCGTATGGGTGCTTAGTCGAGCTTGCCGCCTTCGACGGCAGAGAACGGTCGGAGAGCCGCAACGACCTCCGAGTTAAGCTGGTTCAGTTCAAAGAACCCGTCGAAGAAGTCTCCAATATTGCCCGTCCCCGAAGCCAGCGTAGAACCACCCAGCGTGATCGTGCTGGTGCCCTGCCCGAGAACGATATGGTTCCCGATACTGCCCGGAATGTGCGCCCGCAGGGTGATGACACCCGTAGCAGCCACGCGAGTCGCGTATACATCCGGATTGCGGGTCATGGCCGTGCCATAATCCGTACCGGCGCCGGAACCCGTCTCACCTTCGGATGCGTCGAGGTTGATAGCCGCGACGAGGTTGTCCACCGTGTCGGCAACAGCCGCTCCGATATGAACCGAACCGTCGAGCGCACCAACCGTTGCGCGGAACGTGTACGTCTTGCTACCGATGACGATGGTCTCGCCGTCGGTGGCCTCTCCAGCCGCGTCCAGCGTGATCGTCTGACTAGCTCTTACGAGCGTAGTATCTACCGCCATATTTCTCTCCTATAGAAGCGTCGGTGAGGTGTTCACGATCCATGAACCGTGAACACCCCACCTAGCCCGATCAAGTCGTGGTGAGATCGAAAGCGGCGCCGAGCGCAGCTTCCTGCTTCACACAAAGCGTAACTTCCTGAACCATCATACGCTTCTCAGCGTCACCAGTCTTCGCCAGCTTGGTCTGCTGGAGCGGACGCAGGTAGCGAAGCTCGACATACTCCCAGTCGATGAACCAAGCATCCCGCTCACGCTGGAAGCGGTTCGGGACGACCCGGAGCACCCCGAAGTCGGACACGTAGACGTCGATCGAAGCGATCGCGGCCATAGGCTTCGCGGCTACGTTCGACAGATCGTAGTTCCGCGTCGCGATACCGGCGAAGTCCGTCGAGACCCGCTGCTTGTTGACCGGACCGACCATCAGCGTCGAGAAGTTCGCACCGTTCGTCCACCCGCTCTGGATGACGTCCTTGGCGATCGTCTCGGTGAACGCGCGGAGCGTTCCACCGTCCGTACGCGCCGCACTCGGAACACCGGACGTGTACGTCGGGTCAGCACCGTCGGTGGTGTAGAAGTTGGTGTTGGACTTGAGCCAAGCGTTCAGACCGGCGAGCGTACGAGCCGTACCCGTTCCACCGGCGGCACCACCCTGTGCGCGGAGAAGGACCGTCTCGAGGTCACGCTTGAGCTCCGAGCCACGCTTTGCAAGCTGATAGGCGAGCTCGCTGCGGCGACCAGCCTTGTCAACCTGCTCGAGCGTGTCGGACAGGATCAGCGTCTTCCGCATGATCTGCGTGTAGTTACCTACACGGGTCGTCGCGGCAGGCGTGCTGAACGAAGCGTCGTCACCTTCAAGCTGCGCGTTCGTGCCGTCGGCAGCCGCGAGCGAGTCAGTCTGCCACTCTTCGAGCGTCTGTTTCGCGTTCGGGCCACGTCCGGCGCCCATGATGAAAGGGGTCTCCTCGGGGGAGATGTCGTAGATACGGTCATGCAGGGATTCCCGCAGGCCGTTCATGTCGTACCGCGTGGCGGTACCTGAAACGAGAGCCATCTGTTCTGTTCCTTCTGGTTAGTTGTGTGTCTGTCAGCCTTCTTCGACTGCCAGAGCGAGTTCGATTGCGCGGGCCGCGTCCATTACGCCACCCGTCTGAGCCGCACGTGCATTCGCGGCGCGTTGTGCCTTCCGCGGTCCACGCTTCCGGGTTCCGGGGCTCTTGGCCGAACCGGCCCCGAGCCTCTTGGAGGTCTTGCGCTTCTTCTCGACCTCCTTCTTCCCCTTCGAGCGTGTCTGCTTCAGGTCGTAGTTCTCCTTCAACATGAGAAGGAGGCGGGCGTCGCTGAGACTGTCGAGTTCCGGCTCCGTGAAGTTGTAGATGTCCATCCCGAACGCCTTCAACTTCGCGAGAGCTTCAACAGCCACAGCCTCATCACTCCACTCCGGCACGGCGGTGACCACCTTCTCCCACTCCTGCTGCACGTGGGCACGGGCGACCTCCATATCTTCCGCGCTGATCTCCTGCTGAACAGCACCCTTCGCCTGACCCACCTGGTTGATGGAGTCTTCGTAGGCCTGCCACTCAGTCATCTGGGCCGCGTACTCCCCTGGGTTCTGCTGACGCAGAGCAGCATCGGGCTTCTTCGGTCCAAGCTCACGGAGTGTTGCTTCGAGGCGTTCCAGCCCTTCCACATACGCATCGCGTTTGCCACGAGTCTCCGCCAGCATTTCTGCGTGCTCTGCCGCATCGCGCTGGCGCTTCCTCGTGTAGTCCTCGGTTCGGCTGTACCCGGCTCTGAGTTCGTCGAGGGTTACCTCTGCTTTCTCGCCACCCGGCAGGGTGACTTCGTAGAGGGCCTCTACTTCCTCGTCGTCGTTCTCTCCGTCGTCGGACTCGTCAAGGTCGTCTTCCTCGTCCTCGAGGTCGTCTTCCTCGTCCTCGTCGTCCAGAAGGTCGTCAGCGTCGACTTCCTCCTCGTCGTCGAGGTCGGCCACCTCTTCCTCGCCGGGTTCCTCGGAGAATTCCTCCTCCGAGCCCAAAAGGTCGAACAGGCCATCTGCTGCCTCATCCTGACTCACCCCGTTTTCGGGCACCAGCCCTCCGGGGAGGTCGTTCAGGTCCGAGACAACTTCAATATTCGTGTCTGCCATGTTGGCTCCAAGGTATCAGAGAAAGGTGCCCTCGGACTATTCCTCTTCTGACAAGTCTGTGTACGACTCGTCGATTCGGCGTCTAGCTTCCCGAGCCACTACTCCCTCTTCGTCGATGGTCTTGAACGCGTCCAGTACGCGGTCAAGGGCACGCTGCTCTGCGTGCAGGCGCTCACGGATCTTCGGGCTGACCGCACGGGTCCATTCCTCGAAAAGCCGAGCGCGGGCGAGGGTCATCCCCGCCTTGAAGGCGTCCGATTTGAGGACACGCTCCATTTCCTCCCCGAGCCGCGCGATCTCCGCGAGGTCGAGGTAATTCTGTGTGGGGTCCTGCATTACGCCTCCGGTGTAGATGGCTTCGCGTCGATCTTCTCCAGTTCCACGCGGTACTTGAGTTCCATCTCGGTTTCCTTCAGGGCGAATTCCCGGGCCATCTTCTCTCGCTCCCGTTCGTCCTTCAGGCGGATGTCGAGTTCCTTTAGTTCCATCTCCTTCTGTTGCTGGATGGCGTCCAACTGGACCTTGGTCTCCTCGACGTCCACGACACGCTGCGCGGGGTCCTTCTCCGCGTTCTTAGCGGCCTCCGCCTGCTGCTGCTCGTACATCTGCTGCTGCGGGGCGTCCCACGGCCTCCAGAACTGATCGGTGTCCCTGTACCCCATCAGGTCGGCGATCTTGCCGTACGTCGTCCGCAGTTCGGCGAACGAGACCAGAGGAGAGCCCATCTGCATGTGCATCTCCTGTTTCTCGGCCTGCAACAGGAGGTTCTGAATCTTCGAGCTCACAGAGCCGCCACCCAACCCAACGTTCACGGAAACATCCATGTCCGCGTCCCACGAACGCGGATCGACGGTCACGTACGTCCCGCGGAGCTTGATATACCGTTCGCGGCGCTGGTTCTCCACGAGCAGGCGGTAGATCCCCTTGAAGAGGTGCTTGAAGCCCGTCTCGGCGTAGACACGAGCCACCATCCGGATCCTCTGCTGCGACTTCGAGATGGTGTTCTGGACCGCGTCCTTGTCCGTGCTCTGGAGGATGTTCGCGTTGAGTCCTTCGCGCGGCCCCGCCCGGCCCGTCCGGTCCGCCCGGATCTGGTCGTAATACTCGAGGACCGGCAAGGTGTCCCCACCGACGAACTGGTGCTTGATCTCGCGTACGGCGTTGACGTCCCGGCGGACACGGATCAGTCCGGAGATCTCCGGCGAGATCAGGTCCCGGAGGTTAACCTCCGACTGGGAAACGACCATCTGGTGTTCGATCGACTGCGCGAGCGAGTTCAACTGGCCGCGCTGGATCTGGGATTTGACCTTCTGGACTTCCTTGAGGTAGTCGAAGTTCGACAGCCCGGGGATCGTGTGCGGTTCCGGATCCGGCGTGAAGACCGCGATCGGGACCTCGTCAACGAGTTCGCCGAATCCGCCCCCGTTCAGGATGTGGTACGTCTTCCCGATGCAGTGGAACATGCGAAGCTCGCCCATCCCGTCCTCGTCCGTGTCGACGAGGGCGTAGGCCTCCGCGAACAGCACCGGGCGCTGGGAGGGGTCCAATGCCTCCGTCGCGTCGTTGACACTGGTCGAGTTCCCCGACCCGTCCACGCCGCTGTAGATCTGCCGGGACCACCGAAGGGACTCCGAAGACGTATCCGAGTCCGACCCAAGGAAGTCCTCGATCTCGTCCATCGTATAACCCATCGCGAGCACCTCGTCAACCGGTACCTCGCGGTGATGGACGACGAGCGGCGCGGTACGGAAGTCACGGGCCTCCGGGGTCCAGAAGACCTCTTCTGGCGGCAAGGCCTCAACGACGACCCGGCCCTCATCCCGGTACTGGACTTCGATGTCGTACGTCGGGGTGGGCATCGGTCCTTCCGGACCCATGACAGTATCCTCACCCTCGCCGACGATGACGAACTCGACTCCCTGCGCCTGCAAGAAGAGGAGTTCGTCCTCGGCCAGTCCGGACATCGACTGACCCTTGACGCGGTCCCCTTCCTTCCAACCCCACTTGACGTACGCGAGACGGCGGACACCAGCATCCTTCAGGACGGAGTTCAGGATCAGGAAGCCCGGATTGTCCTCGTAGAAGACGTAGTTAACCATGTCCGTCGCCTGTTCCGCCTGCTCACGCTTGGAGGCGTGCTTCGGCTTGAATTCGACGACGGAATCCGACCCCATGAAGATTTCGAGCAGGTCCGGGATCTGGTCGAGCGTTGCATCGCGGACATCAGTGCTGATGACCTTGGACCGACCTGTTTCGCCCTTCAGATCCCCCACGGCGCGACCGTAGTAGTAATCCGTGGCCTCGGCCATGTCCGGTTCGATGTTCTCCTCGAAGTGCTGCTTCGCTTCTTCGATCGCCTGTGTGACGATCGTCTGGATGTCATCCGCCAGCGAATCGACCGGGTCGAGCATAGACCCAGAGTCCTCCGGAGGCAGTAGGTCCACGACGTCGTTGATCTCGGCCATCACACCACCATCCTGTTACGTGAAATGGGCTGATTCCACCCGAAGGCGCCCCAGCCGTCGTTCGAGCCATGTATCAGAGTCGCGGGGGCGCCGGCGAAGGTCAGCACGAACGCATCCGCGATGTCGGGGCTCTTGTACCCCCGTTTCTTCAGATCCCGCTTCGACTCCGCGAGGAATTTCCCCCCGGAGGTCACATCGTACTTCAGGGTCGTCAATTCTGCGGCCAGACGCTCGTGGACGCAGGTCAACCGGTCCCGACACGTGCCGTCGCAGTTCGGGAGTACGTGATCCCGGCTCTCGAGCCACTGCCGGGCCTCGAACCAGAGTTCCGTACGCAGATTCCGGTACGTCTCGCTGAAGGACGACGTCTCGGCGACGTTGATGCCCCTCACAGGCAGGCCCAGTTCGCTCAGACGGTCCACGACGGCTGCGCCCATGCCGATGACATCCACGAGGATCTCTTCGGGCTTCTGAGAGTCCGGAGTGTCCTTGTAGAGCCGCAGGATACGGTTGGACGTCGCCATCGTGTCGAGTTGGTCCCAGACCTTGATGTCCGGGGACACCGCGATGTTGTTCCGGCGGACCACGACCGTGCTGTCGTCCCCAAAACGCGCGACGTCGACGCCCCAGACCTCCGAGAGGTGCTTCGGGACATGGATGTCGCGTTCCCGGGAGGCCTGTACGACTTCGAACGGGATGAGAGCGTCCAAGTCGGAACGGGGGAACTGCCCCAGGGCACGAACCCTGAACGTGTTCGAGTCTTCCCCGTACCGGCGCCGCATCTCCTCCACGAACGCGTCCGTGACGCGCGTGGAGTCCGCGTGGGAGATCTTGATCGTGAACCAGTTGTCCGCGTCCTTGTGGTGCGTATCGAAGAAGAACCCGGACGTCCGAGTCGGGTTCGACAGGAGCATCGTCTGGCAGTTCTCACCGGACATGGACCCACCGGCGGACTCGAAGATCTTCTCGTGTACACCAGAAGCCTCGTCCACGAGCAGGAAGACGTAGCCCTCATCCTCGTGGATGCCCTGTAGCGCCTCCGGGTTCTCCGGACGCGCCGTACGGGCCTCGAAGTAGCTCCGCTTCGGTGCCGCCTTGAGCGTGACCGACATCGACTTGACCTCGAGCAGGTTCGCAAGCTCCGGGGGCAGTTTGGAGATCCACTTGACGATCTCGGACATCATCGCGCCCTCGATCTGCCCCCGAGAGGGCGCCGTCGCTACAGCCCGGAGCGGAAACCTGAAAATCAAGCTGTACACGATACACACCGCGGCAGCCGCGGTCTTACCCGGCCCGTGACAGGCCGCGACGGAGATACCACGGTTCCCCTCCCCGAACTGGAACAGGAGATCGATCTGCCACTTGTCCATCGTGATCCCGAGGATCTCGTGGGCAAACAGCAGAATACCGAGGCCGCCTTGGTGTGCGCCGTATCGTTCGATAAACGGTTCGAGTGGGTTGGACGACATTTACTTACCGACCGTGACGCCCTGTGCGGTCGTGATGGCGCTGATCCCCGTGTACCGTATAGGATGCCAGACTCCCGCCGCCATCGAGTAGAGGGTTCCTGTCGTGCCGTCCTCCATGATGAAGGTGATATCGCCGGAAACGTCCATGTAGACGCCACGGGCCGTGTAGCCGAGGTTGCTGTTCGGGGTCGTATCGAGGACTTCAACGCCCCGGACACCCATCGTGAAATTCGACATTGATGTTCCTAGAGAGAAAGGGTGGTTCCGAGTGATACTCTTGTGATATTTGCTTCGTTAGAGCCGCTGCCGCCTGCGGCATAGACGGTGAACTGCATATCCTCGGAAGCATAGGCCGAACCGGTCGCCGCCGTGATCTGGCTGGCGTACCTGTCTTTGGCGAGCGGTGCGAGGTCCAGTGGCGCCACCAGCACACCATCCGCGTAAGCCGACGTTGAGTTGCTCCTCCAACTGATAGAGCTTGAGCTGTCGCTGAAGACATCGTATGGCTCCAGCAGGAATACATACTTCGTGCTCGCGGCTGGCGTCCATCCCACCAGTGGGAAGTAATAGTCCGTTACGGTCGTGAGCCCGTCCACAGCATAGAACGGAGATGCGACTAGAGACGCTCCTGTGGGCAGATCGCTCGATTCCGCGTAGACCGCTATCCGCACCAATCCAACGGGCGTAACGCCGCTCGCACTCAGTTGCACACGAATACCTGTCAACTCGGTGGGGCTGGCCGGTGATGTCCACGACTGCCCCGTCCATGCGAAGGTATTTGTGTTGCTTCCGGTGTTCGTGGAAGTGTTCTCAACAACCGCCGAGCCACTGACAGCCGACGTTACGAGGTCGATTCCTCGGTAGCTAAAGGCTGAACCAAGCATCGTTACACAACCACGAAAATGTCATTCTGCAGCGGTGCCGTCGTTATGGCGGTGAACGTCAACACCCCGTTCGTGTTTGCATAATCTGTGACCCTAGCCGCCTGACCCGCGGCGGTTCCGCTGGTGAAGATGATGGTCCGACCGATCAGCTCATCGTCGGCGTACGAAGTCAGGTCCGACGAGCACGTTGTAGTGGATAGGCTTGTTGCGCCTGCGATGCCTGTGACAATCGCGCTCGCGAACTCTTCCCAGTTGTCCGCTGCCACAATGTCGTCTGAGATCGCTGCGGTGTTCACATCCACGTACCCGACGCGCCAGAGCTTGTCTGAAGCCGCTACAGCCGCGCTCAAGGCTCCTCCTGCGGGCCACGCCTCGACAGTAGCCACAAGGCTAGTCATGGACTGCACACGGAAATACTCGAGCTCGCCCGTGCTGTCCTGCCAGAGCCAGAGTTCGCCCGTGGTGCTGTTGTCAGGGGCCTGTGCGTCGAGGAAGTCCGTGAGGTTCACCGCCGTCGTGGTGTTGCTCGTCGTGGTCGTGACCGTGTCCGTGATGAACGCGGCAGAGTTGAACGTGCGGAGGGCCTTCTGGGTGTCCGTCTCCAACGTCCAGACCGCGAGGCACTCGACTGGCGTGATGGAGTCAACCGTCGCGTCCGATTCCCACCATAGCTCGTAGAAGCCGCCAGCGTTCTGGAGGTCCGTATCGTTCGACAGGTCCACACTTACGCGGTTCTTACCGGCGATGCTGTCGAGGGATGCGGACCATGTGATCGTGCTCGCGTCCAGAGTCAGCACAGTAGAGGACGCGGCAGTCACATAGGTGATCGTGAAATCGGCCTGCGTGATTGTGCCGGAAGGCGCAACATTGCCACCGTCAGCGCCCCGCGTCGGGACCGGCACGTAAATGGTTGCGTCCTGCTGGACTACACCAAGGTTAAGCATCTCCTATCTCCTGTTTGCTGTTGTCCAGCGTGTGTTATCCATTTGATCCTACGAGTCCTGCGCCACCGACTAGCTGCAGACCACCACCGGAGGCTGCTGCTGGCTGGTTGATGTTAAACGCCACCATCGCAGCCCCTTGCGCCCCTACCCAAGTGGTTGCCATCGTAACGCTTGAGGCCCCCGCAGCACTCTGGATCTGGAGAGCGACACTTGAAAGATCGGCCTCAAGTTGCTCTGTCCCGTCTGAGCCCGTAGTGGTGAGGTTCCCCGGTGGGCCATTCGCATTCACGAGACTGACCACCATATCGTCAACTGCGGATGTTACCGTAGTGGACAGGCTGGTGACGCTGGCGCCGTTGTCGTTCTGGTAGCTACTGGAACCGTCTGGCGATGACGTGTCGGTCCCACTAACGGAAAATGCAAACCATTTCCCCGTATATGAGCCGGTCCATGAGATGTCAATGTTGTACGACGACCCCGTGTCTGGACTAATGAGTCTCCAGATACGGATAGCACGGTTTGTCTCAAACTGAATAATTGGGGTCGTGCTTACCGCCACACTGTTGTACTGAATTGAGGTCGGGTTGGGGTTTGTAAAACTTGAGGCGTCCGCTATCTGCCCGATATACAAAACCGTGGCAGACGCACCTAGCGTCAGGGCTTGTGAGGTACTGGTTGCCGCGGCACTCGTCCATGCCACGTCAGTGTCGTATGCAACAGCCATCAGTTACTCCCTGTCAGGTAGAACTCACTGACACTGATGGAGTCGTCCTGCACCTTTGATTCACCTGAACCGCCATAGTACCAAAACATCTGCACCCCACTGAATTGTGTCGTCGCTGAAGTCGCCGCGTACCATGCAATAGAATCCTTTGTCTCTGGGGTGCCACTCGCGGTTGCTGCGAAACTCGACCACTCTCGTTCTACATCGTCAATCCAAACCCTGAGACCGCCGTCGTCCGCACCGACTGCGCTCTGGTTTCGCGTGAATATTTCCAGCGTATGCCATTCGCCGGTCGAGAGGCTGTCGTTGTGAAAACGGAACTCGCCGCAATCCTCACAATCGCCAGATTGATTGATGATACGGAGTACGAACTTATTGTTTGTCGCGTCGAAGGCTTGAACAAAAAAGTCCGAACCACTCGCTCCACCCTCTCCCCAATACCACAGCTTGTCTCCACCTGAGTGAAAATCAAAACCCGTGTGGATCTTGAATATCATCCTCATATAGAGACTGTCTTGGTCGGTCGCCCAATCATCGTCATTGGCTAAGCCGTTCCAGCCCGACCCGTCCCCGTTGTATAGTGTCTTTACAATAGCGGAGCCGTACCGCGATCCATCTGATGTGGTGATTTTTACAGAATCCCCAGCCCACTTAGCTCCAAACGACCACCCCGTTGAGCAGTCTGAACCACCTGCCCCTGAATAGTCAAACTGCAACTGAGAGCCATCAACCAACACCCCATCACCCGCCGTTGAGCACGACCCATAGATGGAAGTCAGGTTAGCGGGTTCGTTGTCGGGCCACACAGTGACGGGATTGACCGCACTCTGCTGGTGCGGATAACTCTCCGCTCGCCCACCACCGCCAAAACCGTAGCCGTAGCTGAGTGCGACAGCGCCGAACGCGCACGCGCCCAGAATCGCAACGCCGGTCTGCACGGCTCTAGGCCACCCTACCTCATAGTCAGGTCTATTGGCGGGT